GAAGGTAAGGAGTTTGGAGTTAACACTAAGCGAACGAGTGTAACTACTGACCCTTATCCAAAGTGGATGACGTTTTTTGATCGTGAAACGACTAGGCTACATTACCCGAGAGGGTACAGAAAGAATTACAGATACCCATTCTTATGTATCACTGAAGATATAATGAGTGCGGTAAGGGTAGCTAGGATTGCACCCGTAGTAGCACTACAAGGTACTAGTATGGTTTGGGAGCAGGTAAGAGAGTTGCATTCTCAAACTAATAAGATTATACTATTATTAGATCCAGATAAAGGTGGACGTGATGCAGTAGCTAAGATACGTAAGAATTACGGGAGTGTATTTCCTGAGGGTATAGAGAGTAGATCATTAATCTGCGACCCTAAATCATACGGCAACGATGAAATGTTAAAACGGGAGATAGGATTATGAAAGAGTCTACACTAATTTTAGTATTGTTATTAGGTAGTGCTAATTTATTTCAGGGATGGGAAATAAAACAGAAGCTTAATGAACCAAGACATGTTACAATGACTATATGCCATCAGTATTTATCAACGGGCAGTAAAATAATTGAATGTAAACCATTGGAGGTAAGACCAGATGAAACTTAAAAACGCGAAAGTAGGAATGCTAGTACAAGCTAAAGTAGATAACCCTTGTACACTGAAAGATAAAGTAGTTGCTGGTGATATTGGCACTATAGTAAAGGTAGATAAGTCTAAATGCCTCGACAAAGATTCCTATGGTATCAACGTACACTGGAACGTTGATTGTGAAGGTGTCTCTGAGCTATGGACTCACCACGACCGAGTGAGAATCTATGAAAGAGCTTAACTTCCATGAGCACAAAGGACAGTTCAAGGATGCTCAATATGAACGTGAGTGGAGAGCAGCCAAGAACCGTAAGTGTATGACTGAAGCAGAGATACTAGAGTTATCTGCTAAGCACGAGGAGGACAAGAAGTATGGAAAAGGGCGATAGAGTACGAGTAGTAGATTTAGATATTGATGATGACGAGTTCTATAGTATAGGTGCAGAGGGAGTCATACATGCCGTAACTGGTAATGCATTAATGGTAACCTTTGATAAGGGTAAATACCTTAAGGATAGAGGAAACGATGGCGATACATGGTATATAAATAAATCTAAGGTGGAAAAGGTTGAAGACTAATGCAAGAGATAAAACTACTAAGTGCGGCTGCATCAAGTCGAGATGCGGCTAAGGAACTACATCGTTTCGAGATACACAAAGATCTAGGTGACGCAGAAAATATAGTATGGGAGGAAATTTGCCGCTTCTATACTACCGATAAAAATGCTGATCACATAGAGAAAAGTATATTAAAGGAACGTCTGAGAGCACAGTTCCCCAAGGAGGATCACTACGAGAAGTTTGATATGATCGTAAGTAATCTAAGAAAGGTGTCCGTACCTAACATCCTTGACTTAGTACGAGAAGCGAGGCTTGAGACTACCTCGCGTGAGCTTGCCGTAGCATTAGAGGACGGTAAGCACAAGAGAGTGGATGACCTGATCCCAGTCTATCAAGGATTGAGAGAGGGAGGGGTTGACGATGCGGAGGAGGATGTCTATAAGGCACCCACATATGCTGATCTTGTTGTGGATAAGGATAAGTCCGAGAAGATCCTAGTGTTTCCAAAGCAGTTAAACACTACTCTTGGTGGTGGAGCACATAGGGGAAATCACATCTTCCTCTTTGCGAGACCAGAAGTGGGCAAAACGGCTTGTGCCCTTACCATGGCATATGGTTTCTTGAAACAGAAATTGAATGTGCTATACTTAGGTAATGAAGAGCCTAAATTAGATGTGATTGATAGACTTAAAGCTAGAATTTGTGATAAGCCTATCGACTGGGTACGCGATAATCCCCAGAAAACAGATGAGGTATGCTTCGCGAGAGGATACGGAGGACTCATCTTTTGGGAACCTAAAGAGAATGGAGGCACAATCGCGGAACTACAGCGGCGTATGGCAGTGCATAAACCTGATGTTGTAATTGTGGATCAGTTGAGAAACATGTCAGCACCGGGCGACTCAGAGCACGTAAAGTACGAGACTTTAGCCACGTCTATTCGTGGGCTAGGTAAACAGTATGAAGCACTCACCATCAGTCTAGGACAAGCTGGAGGAGAGGCCGAGGATCAGGCTATACTTAACATGAACCATGTGTATGGCTCGAAAACTGGTATCCAAGGAACAGCTGATGTAATCATCGGGGTGGGTGCAACGTACCAAATGATGGAGCGAGGGGAGCTAATAATGTCACCTTGTAAAAATAAGTTGTCAGGTAACCATAAACCATTTAAACTGAGAATGGATAAACAAAAGAGTAAGGTGTACTAATGAATAAAGTAAGCACTAGTTGGTTAGGGTTGCCTGAGCACGTTCAGCACCCTGACCCTTATTTATATAGGAGTAATAATTATGTTGTACTTGACTTTGAGACTACGAATGAAGATTTCGGAGACGCAGGAAATCCAGAAAATAGTATTGTCTGTGCATGCTGGAGAACTGGAAAGGATCATCCTAGAGGTAGGAGGAGCCATGCTATCCGAGGAACCGAGTTTGACATGCAAGAGCTTGTTAGAGACATTGAGCAGGCCGACTTTCTTATCGCACATAATGCGAAGTTTGAACTTAAATGGCTGCGTAGGTGTGGCCTCGAACTCACCAGCGTGGTGGTATGGTGTTCACAAATTGCAGAGTACGTTCTCGCAGGAAATAGGAAGTGGGCATTATCTCTCGCAGAATGTGCCAAGAGAAGAAACCTTGGAAGTAAGGATTTTGTTGGAAGACTCATCAGACAAGGTGTTAAGACAGAGGACATCCCTTATGAGTGGGTAGAAGATTACTGTAACATAGATGTAGACTTGCACGAGAAGTTATTCTTTAGTCAGAGAGAGGATATTTATGAGCGTGACCTGCAGGCAGTCACATATACACGTATGTTACTGACACCAGTACTAGCTGATATAGAGTTTAATGGTATGTGCTTAGATCCAGAGAGAGTTAACCCTTTGTATTATGACTATCAAGAGAGATATAATAAAGTAGAAGCAGAACTCAACGAGATCACTGGTGGCATAAACTTTAAGTCTAATGATCAGGTAGCTGAATACATATACGATAAGTTAGGATTCAAGGAACTAACAGATGACAAGGGAAGACCAAAAAGAAACCAAAAGAGCTATGATAACGCGATTGCTGCATGGGAGAAAAGAGGGAAATGTGACGCTAAAGGTAACCCTTGTAAGAAACCATGTAAAGGCAGAAAGACTGACAAGAATACTTTACCGCTAGTCTTTGCACAAGGTGCTACTACACCAGAACAACAACGATTCTTAGATATAAGATCAGAGGCGATGAAGCTATCACACGCGCTAAGTAATGCGTTAGGTAAGTTCCATCAATGTATTAACGAGACAGAGGATAATATATTATATGCAGACTTTAACCAAACACAAACAAGTACCCACAGACTTTCATCAAGTGGTAAGCGATACGCTGCACAATTTCAAAACTTTAACAAAAAGTTCAAGCCCGTATTTACAACAAGAAACTTGGGTTGGCTCTTTGCAGAACATGATCAAGCACAGCTTGAGTTCAGAGTTGCAGTTGATGGAGGCCGTGATGAAGTGGGAATGGAAGATATACAAAATAAAGTGGATGTCCACGCTGCAACGGCTTCAGTTATATTTCATCAAGAATGGCCGAAAGTACGCGACGACCTTGCATCCTCAGTTCGGGAAACCCTTCGGTTTAGAAGTAAAGAGCATACTTTCAAGCCCCTTTACGGCGGTGAATTCGGAACTGATGACGAAATGCGATATTATAAATATTTCCGCGAAAGGTATACCGGAATTTCTAACCTCCAAGAAGAGTGGAAGCAGCACGTCATCAACTACAGACACATCAGATGCAGAAGTGGGTTGATATTTTACTGGCCGCATGCTAAAATAAATAAGTGGGGTAAATTAGCACCAAGAATTATACACCAGATTTGTAACTACAATGTACAGTCATTTGCTACTGCAGATATTGTACCAATCAGTCTGGTGTACATGTGGCATAGACTTAAGAAGTTAGCACTGGAATCATTCATCGTATCTACGGTACATGACTCGGTACTAGGTGAGGTTAAACCAGAAGAAAAAGATGTATATGACAAGGTAGCTTCTATTTCATTTGAGAAGGATACAGTTAAGTACCTTAAGAAAGTATACAGAGAAACATTTAACGTACCTCTATTAGCTGAGGCAGATTTCGGTACCCATTGGCACACTAGCGATGAATGGGTCAAAACTAACATAGGAGAGCAAGATGACACCAGAAAAGCAGGGTGAACTACTAGAACAGTACAAAGCTGGTAACGATAACGCCATAAATGAGTTATATACTGGATTAGATAAGGACTTGAGGGGGTATATCAGGAGAAAAAGTACCTTTAGTCCGATGGAAATTGATGATATAGTACAGGATACATGGGTATTATTTATGAAGAACTGCCATAAATGTAGAAACTCTGTATTAGGTTTCCTGACGAGAGGCTGTGCTTTCTTTACAATATTGACTGCAAAGCAAGAAGCATACGCTCACCAGACAATAACTTGGGCAAACCAGAATCAGGATGACGCTATGGACTACATCATTGAGAACTGGGATGATGTTGAAGCTTCTATAGACTGGGTATCAACGTCCCTTGAGGACGAATACAGGCTGTCTGAGGAGCAAGGTGAAAAATTAGACAACTTCTTCGAGGGATTTGGGGACTTGGAGAAAGAGGTGTACCTTCTACACATAGGGTGTGGATATACCTATAAAGAGATAGGTGAAGATTTAGACTTGACAGTAAAAGAAATACGTGTCATAATGGACAATATAGTAAAGAAAATACGAAGGAGACTAAAGAAATGAGACAATTTAAAGTTGGTGATCGAGTACAAGATAACGGTAGGAGAGGTTATTCGTTCTCCCCTTTTAACCCAACAGGTGTGGTCACAGATGTAAACTTTTTAGGTGATAATTACTATTGTGTAAAACTAGATATAGATAGTATCTCTGATCGTTATCAGCAAGGGCTTGCATGTAGTTCTGATGGTGACTGGTACTATGAATCAGGGGAGATTGAATTAATACAGGAGGAACCTATGAGAGAGTCAGAGACAATTGGTACACGAAGAGGATATTCAATAGGGCAAGAGGTAATCTACTCATTTGAAAATGATGAGAGTGAGTATAGAGATGGTGGTGATAGTCATTGGTCATCTTATGACGGTGAGATTGCTACAATCAATCAGATAGATATATTTGATGATTACTTCCCGTACCGTCTAGAATTTAATAGTGGTGACACACATTGGGTACATGGAGATGCAACCAGACCTACAGAAAGTGTAAGGTGGTTAAGTCAAGGCGAGGCACGAGTGGTACATCAGAGTATTGACCCTGTAAATCAACCTGCACATTATACTCAGCACCCAAGTGGTGTAGAGTGCATAGAAATCGCTGAGCATATGGACTTTAACTTAGGTAACGCACTAAAGTACATTTGGAGAGCAGACCTTAAAGGTGACGCTATCGAAGATTTAGAGAAGGCACAGTGGTATATTAGACGAGAACTTAAAAAGAGAGGAGCAGTAGACTAACGTATGGGTGCGTGGGCAGAGTGGGCATATGACCAAGCGTTAAATGATCAGTATGCCTATGAACAAAGATATAAACAATTATTAAACAGAGAGGTAGCAAAAATGGGTGAAGTAATTAAAGGTAGTGTACACTACGTATCAGAACGTAAAGTATCTGGTGACAAGATTCTATATAGTATCAAGCTAGATAACGAGACGTTTTACGGTACAGGTGAATATAAGCCTACATGTGAAGTAGGCGACTTAGTTGGGTTTGAAGCGACTAAGAATGATCGTGGGTACTGGAACGTAGATAAGCCAGAAGCAATGAAAATTGGTAAAGGTAAAGGCACTCAACCACCACCACGAACTGGTGGAGGTAAAGGTGGATTCAAAGGTGGCGGCGGTGGCGGCTATAAGCAAGACCCAGCTACTCAAGCGTCTATCATCATGCAGTCGTCTGCTAAAGCAGCGGTTGATTTAGTTAACGTAGCAATTATTAATGAAGCTATCGCGTTACCTGCTAAAAAAGCAGATCGCTTACAAGCTATCATTGATTCACACGCCAAGGTAACTGAGCAGATATTCCAACAGCAGCTAGGTGTATACATCAAAGTTAAAGGTGGAAGCAAACTAGAAGAGCTGTTAGCTACAGAAGAAGTTGAAGGTGTAGGGGATTTAGATGACCCAGACTTCGATAATGATGTAGAGCCTACTCAATCACCAAAGCAAGAAGAAGGAGCGTTTGCAGATGACCCAGATTTTGAATGATGATGCCCCTAGTTATAGGATATCAGCTATTGTTCGGGCGGTTCAATTCCGTCCGGGCATGGAAGATGGATGGGTTAGTCGTAACGTAGGTGAGAAAGGACAAGCCTATATCGAGACATCACATGGTAGACATTTTCTATCGCTTGGGAATAAAGGTGAGGACTTACCTTACTTAGTAGAATGGGATAACGGGTACTTTGAAGTAGTTTCTGCCTCACGATTTAACCATTGGTTCCAAGAGGTACCTCTAACATCTATAGAGGAATTAGCTGATATGGAACTAGACGACGAAGTAGAAGAGATAGTAGAAGCTATCGAAGAGTATAATCAACTAACACAAGGAGAAGTAGATGAAGAAATTAGTAGTAATCTTAATATTGATGACAGCAGCATGTGTGCATCCGGTGACAGCGGGGAACTTCAATCCGACAGCGGCAGCGAATCAGCACCAAAAGCAGGGTCAAGTCCAAGTACAGGGACAAGCACAGGGTCAGATTCAGCAAGCGACGAGCAGAAGCAAGACTAATGTAAACGTAGTTGATGAGTCACTATCAGTGTCAAATGATGACGTAATCGTAGAAGGTGATGACTTCTCACGTATGCCTGTATCAAGTGCAGCACCTACCTTTGCAAGTGTATGTTCATCAGGTGCGTCACTACAACGTAACACAATTGGAGTTAGCTTATCAGCAACAAGTGCATTCTGTCAATACCTATCTCTAGCAGATGCGTACACAGCAGTAGGAGACAATACAAAGGCACTTAAATACATAGAAAAAGCAGCTGGTGTAGCAGATCGTGATGGGTTCTATGATTCTATTCGTAGTTTCTTTACATTGGGTATACTATAAACTGAGTTTGAGAGAGGGTGGACTCGCTTCGCGAAGTGAAAGGCCCACTAGTATAATTCTAGACAAAACTAGACAGCGGGTGCAATTCCCGCCTCTCGACACAATTAACAATATCAATTACATTGAAAAATGCCGTGGAATTAGTGTAAAAATTCTGCGGCGACTTTAGGAGGTTTTATGTTTGGAAAGAAAAGTCTAAGTGACATTTTGGCAGCATTTGAGAAAACAAAAGCAGAGAAGATTGCTGATAAAATACAGGAACTACTAGCAGGTGAGTAACGGACCTAAAGTAATCGTCGATGCTGACATGGTGCGATATCAAATTGGATGTGTCTGTGACAAGGATAGGTTTCTTGCCATGGATGATGATAAGACAATAGGTATCGCTTCAACTAGAACTGAATTAAAGGAGCTAGTAGGTGAAGAGGTGTATGCGAACTGTAAGATCAAGAGACAAGTTGCAGCTGATCCAGTAGAGAATGCTCTACATAGCTGTAAGCTAGTACTTGAGAACATTCGTAAGAATACTAACGCTAGAAAGATGGAACTGTATCTCGGGGTGTCAGAGAACTATCGTAAGGATGTATCTAAACTACTACCATACAAGGGTAATCGTGTAACTAAGAGAAAGTTTGAAGAGATGAAAGCCACAGGTAAGTGGCCTTATTACTTCGAGCAGTACCCTAAGAAGTATGGTATGGGTAGACCAACACACTTTGATGCACTCACTAAGTATATGATCGAGCGTTATGATGCCGTAGAGATTGATGGCATCGAGGTCGATGACTACTTAGCTATTGAGCAGACAAGGGCATGGGACTGGGCTAGAGATAAGATGAACCCTGAAGAGGCTTTGAAACATAACGGATTAGTGCTGGCATCTATTGATAAAGACTTGATGCAAGTACCCGGAGTGTTCTTTGACTTCAGGCCAGAAGATAAACGTAAAGCCGGTGTACCAGACTGGGAGTTCATTACACCTAAGCAAGCTAAGATAAACCTGTGGTCACAAGCAGTATCAGGTGACATGACAGATAACATCTATGGTATAGAGGGTGTCAGTAAAGAGGGCGCAGAGAAGAAGCTTGTACAAGCTGTCACTGACTCTGTAAAAGGACTTAACTTCTCTGAATGGAGATACGACCAGTATGCTGAATGGTTTGAAAAAACAAATGAGAAATTAAACGAAGACAAGAAGGTTAAGCCTATTACTAAGTATATAATGGAGAACTATAACTATAGGGAGTACGCAGATGAGATTTACCAGTTAGTATACCTACTACGTACACACAAGGAGATAGATAAGTATGTCATGGAAGAAGACCGATCTTACTAAGTATGGGTATACATTTAAGTCAGGGTTAGAGTTAAGAACAGCAGGGCAATTAGTGAAGGCAGGTGTTGAATGGTATTACGAACGTGACTATATTGATTATCAGCAGTCTGCTAATGGTATCTGTTTGGATTGCAATTCGGTGGACATTCGGATTAATCGTACTTATAACCCTGATTTCGTTTTGCCTCGCATTGATGGAGGTGTTACTTACTTGGAAGACAAAGGCAAGTTTGATATGGAGCAGAGGCGTAAGATGCTTGCTATCAAAAAGTCAACAGAAATAGATGTCAGGATGGTGTTCGAGAGGGACAACTGGCTAACTAAAAAACATGCTACACGCTACAGTGACTGGTGCAGACAGAAAGGATACCAGTGTTGCGTTGAGGAGATACCACCAGAATGGTTAAAGGGGATAAGGAAAGTCAAATAGTAGAGCTAGGACGTAATGATCTATTGGCAGCAATTGATGCAGCCGTGGTCTTATGTAAGAAAGCAGGGATCAGCCAAGTGTACGTTGGTATTAGAGACAGCGATCACTTAACATCTGAAGACAAAGAGATCATAATAGATAGTATAGTACTAAGATTATACAAACCGGAGATACATTGATGAGTAAACTAACATATTTGGATATAGAAACTACACCTAATGAGGGTTACTTCTGGAGGTGTGGATACAAGATTAACATTCAACCTAACAACATCAGCCGCGAACGTGCAATGATTTGTGCTGCGTGGGCACACGATGATGGTAAAATAGAGGTTGCAGATGACTTAATTCTATGGGATAATGGAGTTATAGATGACTCATTAATTGTAAAGAAATTAGCAGAGGCAGTAGAGGATAGCACAATACTAGTACACCATAACGGCGACAAGTTTGATATCCCTTGGATTAACGCTAGACTAAGATACCATGGATATGATACAATTGGACCTAAGCGTAGCATTGATACGTACAAGGTAGTCAAGAGTAAATACAACATGAACTCGTTTAGACTAGACTATGTTGCTAAGTACTTTGGAGTAGGACGTAAGATTAAGTCAGACTATCAGTGGTGGGTTGACATCATGGAAGATAACGAGAACTGTGATGCATCATTCGCTAAGATGGTGAAGTATAACAAGATGGATGTAGAAGTATTACGAGATGTATTCAAAAAAATAGAACCTGATATTACATATAACTGGTACAACATTATTGAAGACATTAACGACCCTTGTGTAGGTTGTGGGCATGAAGGACCACATCAACATAGAGGTGTAGTACCTAACCAAACTACAGGTTACGAGCGTTATACTTGTAAGTCATGTGGTAAATGGATGAGAGGACCAAACAAGAAAGAGCATAGAAGGAGAGTATTATGAAAACAATAGAAGAACAGATGATATGGACATCAGTGTTTGTTAATCAACTATCCCTACCAGATAAATCTGTAGCTAAGGCTGCAGAGGCTGCAGATGACGCAGTATATGAGTATAGTGAGAGATGGGCTACATTTAATAGCAAGCTACTTAATGGGGAAGAGCTTCATTCATTTGCAGAGCCTGTCTTTGATTTTGAGGCAGATATACCTGACATGGAACCAATAGACCTTACTGATCTTAAGGTAGGTGACAGAGTTATCTGCATTAAAGATGATAAGCCCTATGTAGAGGAAGGAGCTACTGGTATAATAAAAATGATAACAGATCCCGTAAGTTACATGGTACTATGGGATGAGAATGAATACGTAAAATTAAGGGAAGACCAGCCGAATACTATTTGGTACATTGACCCACGACACTTAGCAAAGGAGTAAGATATGGCAACAGGAATGAAATTTAGTTACAGATTACACGAGTCAAGTAAGATTGATAAGGACGCAGAGAAGCCTATGGCTGTTACTACATCAATCTGCTTTCACTTAGAGGATGAGGCACAGAAGATGGAACTTAGACTAAAGAGAGGAGACGAGGAGCATGAAGCGTTTTTAGTAGATGCACCTACTATGATTGACTTCGCACGTCAGTTAATGGGTATCATGTCTTCAAGAGTACAACAACAAGGATAAATTAGATGATTAGAACTGATGATAGTCGTAACGCCTTGCTAACAGAGCAGGGCAGGGCGATGTTAGATAAGTTTTACTGTAAGAATGGAGAGTCACCACAGAAAACTTTTGCACGTATGTGTGAAGCGTTCAACGGAGGTGATGAAGAGTTAGGTAAGCGTATGTACGGCTACATTAGCAAGCAGTGGATGATGTCTAGTTCACCTCCACTATCTAATGCACCTGCTAAAGGAGAGAAGCCTAAGGGCATGCCTATCTCCTGCTTTCTAACATATGTAGACGACACATTAGAGAGTCTGATAGAGCATATGGAAGAGGTAGCATGGCTATCTGTCATGGGAGGAGGCGTAGGAGGACACTGGGAAGAGGTACGCTCTGTGTCTGACAAGGCACCCGGCCCTATACCTTTTCTAAGGGTAACAGATGCACAGATGGTTGCCTACAAGCAAGGCAGTACACGTAAGGGGTCATATGCTGCGTACTTGAATGATCATCACCCTGACATCATAGAGTTTATTAACTTTAAGATGCCATCAGGTGGAGACATTGACCGTAAGTGTTTCAACTTATTCAACGCAGTCAACGTATCAGATGCTTTGATGGAAGCTGGATTAGTTAACGGTAACTGGGATCTTATAGATCCTGATACCAAAGAAGTAGTGATGACTATCAAGGCACGTATTTTGATAGAGACTATCTGTGAGGTGCGGTATCGTACAGGTGGACCATACATTAACTTCATTGATGCCGCTAACCGTGGGTTACCACAAACACAAAAAGATTTAGGATTAAAAATTTATGGAAGTAATCTATGTAACGAAATACATCTTGCTACAGATATCAATCGTACTGCTGTTTGTTGCCTTAGCTCCGTTAATCTCGAATACTACGATGAATGGAAAGACACAAAAATGGTTCGCGATATTATCAGGTTTCTCGATAATGTGCTTCAGTTCTTCATCGATCATGCACCTGATGCTTTAAGAAAAGCAGTGTACTCTGCAGAGCGAGAGAGATCACTAGGCCTAGGAGCAATGGGATTCCATTACTACCTGCAGAAGAATAACATACCATGGGAGAGTATATCAGCACAGCTAGTTAACAAGGCTATGTTTGCAGATATTAAGCAACAAGCAA